CGTTAACTTCTTTCTTGACTTCATCTTTAGTTTCCAGTACAGGCTGTTCCTCTACAACTTCTTCAGGTACATCCTGTTCAATTTCAATCTCAATTTTATCTTCTGCTGAAACTTCAACATCATTCCAGTTATCTTCTGTAGACATTTTATTCTCCGTTGCTAACGATACAAACGATTTACGTTATTAATATTATACCACACTATACTACTTTTCCCAAATCATCCAGACCCCTTTCCTAGATTAAATGTTGGATCAAGGTCTTTTGGGTCTTCTACTTTCATAATAACCTGATCATCAAACAAAAGAATAAGCCTAACTCCTTTGTAAAACAACTTGGTTCCTGCATGTTTACCATAGCATACATAGTCGCCTACATTACACCAAGCTCCAGCAGGAAACTTATCCTTATCCATATAAGCCAAGTCTCCCATTGAGAGAACCTGTGCCACTGTGGTTAGATAAGCCATATCATCTTTGGTAGAATCAGGCAGTAGGATACCACCCTTGGTTACGCTTTTTACCGAAACAGGGCGAACCAAAACATGAAAGCCCGGTATCTTCGGCAATGGTGAGGGATCAGGAGCTTCTTCTACATCAGTAATCCAAAGATCATTTTTGATCGCACCACCCATACTCACTTGTTGCATCTCTTTAGTCATCCTCCATATACATACGTTTTTTAACTATGTCTGTTAAGTTATCTCTGGCCCACTCAAGACTTGATATGGACCCTACTATTTGTCGATAATGCGAGTAGTCTTCCGCAGAACCATTTGATAATGTAAGTCTTAGGTTATTAATTTCTTCATTAAAACCATTAACTACTTCATCCCAAATATTCATCTACTTCTTTTTAGAACCCTTCTTGCTATCAGACGACTTCCAAGAGAAGTCATCCCATTCGTTAAGCGCACTGCGAATATTGCGACCGCCTGTAATATCCTGTGCGTATGCATCGCCAAAACTTTTACCAGTATCCTTTACGTGTTCAGGATATCCCTTACCTTTAGTCATCATAATTATTCTCCTTTTGCATTACTGCTAATTGTGTTAAAGCTTCAAGAGCTTTATCTTCCATATCTTTATCATCTTTCATTCTTGCCTCTAACATATCTTTAATTGTTTGGGCAACTTCTCTTTCATTTGCTGCTGTTACTTTAAAATCTTCAAGATCAAGCTTGCCTTCAATATCTAGTTCTTTAAGTCGCTCTTTGGCTTCACGATCAAGTTCTGATTTTTCTTCCTTCATGCTGTTAGCAGCATTAGTCTTGAGAAGATCAATGATCTGATCAGCTTCTTCAAGTTTAAGTTTCTTGGTCTTGAGTTCCATCTCTGCTGCCTGAACCATAGTATCAGACTGTAGTTTCTGTTTCTCAAGTTCAACCTTTGCCTGTTCCAGAGATACAAGCTGTTGTTCAGGAGACTGCGCCTGACCCATTGCCTGATTAGCGTTAAGAATCTGCTGTGCTGCCTGTGCCATGACCATCTCAACAACAGCAGGGTTCTGCGCTTCTTCAGGGCTAACTCCCTGCATCATCTGGTCAGTCACACCATTCATCTGTTCCTGATACTTCATAATAGAATGTTCTTGAATGTTAGCCTGAAGTATTGGAGCAATGCGCTGCATGATTGGATTCTTACCATTCATGGGGTCTTCAAGATATGCCATCTTAATCTGGATATGTGCATCATGGTTCTGGCCGGGAAATGCAGCAATAGGCACACCCTTAGTAGCAGCCATAATATCTGATACAGGATCAAGCGGTTTAGGTTCAATCTTGGGTGGGAGTATCTGATCAACATTAGGCATGTTGGCAGCATTAAGGATTGTCCTGTTAAGTTCTTCCAGATTAAACATACCGGGAGGAGACTGCTGCGCCATCTGTAGTGCCATGTTTGCCATCATCATACGATGTGCATTGGATGGAATGTTAGGATCAGATACTGGGATAATATCTACACGACCGTCAAAGTCCTGTTTAAAAATACTACGATCTTCATATGGAACATCATAAGGATATTCTTCTGGAAGATATTCATAGTCAATACGAGCAAGGATTCTGAACTCATCTTTCTGGGACTTGTGAAGCCGTTTATGTATTGCTGAGAAAAACTTGCTACTTGCTTCCAGCAAAGCCATAGTAGTTCCAACGGGTCCATAAGAGGCAGCATCGGAGATAACCTGCTCCGTGCTGTCCGCAAACTTCTGTCCAGCAGTAGCTACGAAATTCAACATCTGGAATAGAGTAGAGGAAGGCTCTTTATAGGGGAGGGGAACAATAGCCTTTGATAAGTCTATACCAGTTGCTTCAACCTCTTTGAACTCGCCGGGAGCAATAGGTTCGTTGTCACCAACCATCCTTACTCCTTTAGCCTTAAACCCTCCCGGTAGATTTGCAAACTGCCCTGCATCTATCAGCGAACGCATTGCCGCAGTAGCACTCATAGTCAAATTACCAAGGAAATGTATAAGACCAAGACCATAGAAACCAAAACCCGGTACAAACCTGTAATGAACAAAGTGTCCTATTTTTTCTTTGTTTGGATCATCTTGGTTATAGTTTCTACGAATACTTAGTATCTGTCTAGATTGACTCTCAACAGTAACAATGTATGGAAGAGGAATCTCTTCTCCTTCAATATCAAGATAGCAGTGCTGTTCCAGCAAGACATACTGAGGATCATTATCAGAGGAGGGAGACAACCCAATGATTGTATCCATCTTCTCTGCAAAGGTTGTAATATTATTAGATGATGGTGTGGGAAGATCAACATCCTGATAAACACCAGCATTAATATCCCGTGCTATTTCAACAGGACTACGATAGATTACATGTGTATAACGATCAGCGTTGGCAAGATCAGTTGCATAGTATGATACATAGAACTGATCAATAGGAATAAACTCAGAGCGAGGACGCTTGGTTGTTGCGTCATAGTACAACTTTTTAAATGCTGATCCAATGATCGGGAGATGGAACAGCATTCTTTCAAACTCATCAAAGTATTCGGGCATCTGCTCCGTTACCTGATAGTTCATAAAGTTCTGAACTCTGTTGGCCTGTAATTCTTTTTCTGCGTTTGACTTGCCAAGTATCTGTGCCTTGACAGGACCGCTTGATGGGAATAGTTCACCGGAAGCTTTGGATTGGAACTTGACTGCTGATTCAATCAGGAGAGGATGTACAGCAGTACATGCACCCTCAAAGGGTTCTGAACCCTGTTCTAGTTTAAGGCCAAGAAGATCAAAGCCACTCTCAAACATGGACTCCCATTCAGCACGGGAATCTTTATCTGATTGATAGCTTTCAATAACATCGTTGGCAATATCATTTAGTTCGTCTTCTTCAAGAAGTTCAGACATATCACCGAACCATTCGGCAATATCTTCTGATGCTTCCATCCCCACAACCTGTTCAGAGAAGTCAACAATAACACCACCGTCTTCAGGATCAACCTCAAAGGTAGCATTGGACTCTTCTTCCATAGGCATAGCAACAACATCGCCAACCTCTTCTGGCATCATATCGTATGGATTTCTTTCAGTAGCCATTTATTTCCCTATTCAAAATTTGTTCCCTGCATTAATTATAGCACATAATCTGGTAAAGCCCAAATCTTTTATGCAGCTTTAGCTGCCTCTGTTAGACATTCCAGTATGTTGCTCTGCCCTTGCTTACCCTGTCTTCTTCTTCTTCAGGGTCTTCGGGATGCGAGAGGTGCCATGATTCCTTCATGTAGTGTACTGCCATTGTCAGGGCATCCACTTGGTCATCATGGGCTGCATTGGGAAACCGTATAAGTTCTTCAATGAGATCATCTGCCCACTTCTTACTCTTGGGTATCCATAGGCGACCTGCTTCCATGATGGGGCTGGCTGCGTAAACTCTGGATACCTTATCCCTGTCAGGATTATATTCCATTACCGGGAGTCCCGCCCGTCGCATATCCTGTATAAGCGATTGACCGGATGCCTTCTTCTCCACCATGCAGACATCAGGTCTATGTTCATTGTATAGTTTCTGCGCCAGCCGTCGAAGTTCTGGATATTCAAAGCGGCCCTTGATGTTACCAAGAAGTATCAGGTGGGCTGCAAAGTCCTCCCTGCCGTTCTCATCTTGGTCATACATGTAGAATATACCCCATGTTTGTATGACACTGTAGTCAGCGGTGGTACTGGTGGAGAAGGCAGTATCAAGAGTTTGTATTACAAATTCACAGTTGGGTGGGTCTTCCTGATCCCAATCCTGTATCCACCTTTTCTTTATAAGACCACCCTCTTCAGGTGTGGGGTCTTGCATGTAAAGAGAGTTCCAGTACCGGCTTCCGTTACTTGCCTTGATCTCACTCTCATCCATCCTGAGTATCCTGTCAGACTTCCATTCAGGAAAGTAGCTACCCCCTACTGGGAGATCAAGCAGTTCTGCTGCATCTTCATCTAACCATGCAGGTATCTTAACAACCTCCCACGGTATAGTTTCATAGTCGGACATATTCTCCTGCTGCTTCAGTAGCCAGCCGCAGAGATCATCATAGTGATACCTTGTATTGATTATAACAATGGCACCGTCTGGCATGATACGTGTTCTGAGTCCCGCAGGATACCACTCTTTAATAAACCTTCTACCTGCACTGGAGATCGCATCTTCTTCAGACATAGCATCATCAAGTATAGCTACATGTGCGCCACGTCCAGCAATCTGTGATCTGACACCGGCAGCATAGTATGTACCATTATGGTTTGTCTTCCACTTACCAGCAGCCCTGACATCACTTCTAAGGGAGACACCCCTGAATACTTTCTGGTATTCCTCAGTGTTTACTATGTCCCTGACTGATCTGCCAAAGTCACTTGCCAGTTGATCACTATGCGATATACTTAGTATCTCATGTTCAGGGTTCCTGCCCAGATACCATGCAGGAAACAACTTGGAACAGACAACAGACTTTGATGAACGTGGTGGAAGAAAGACCATCAGTCTTTTTATTTGACCATCCTGTACCTGTTGTAGCTTATCTGAGATAACTTCAATGTGACGACCCATCCTGAAGTCAGACACAATCGAAGGTGCCATCAGTCTTACAAAAGACAAGAAGTCATCATTACATTGAGTATCAACATTCTGCTTTAACAAAGCTTCAAGGTTGACATACTGTTCTATATAGTTACTATCTAAATACTCCATAGTACTATTATACACTATACTATAGAGATATACAATAGAGATACTAATAAAATAATAAAATAATACTAATAAAGAACTAATTAGTACCGCTTTGTTGTATTTATGTCACAGTATGGATACCTTATTTTTATTTTGATGAGTAGTCCGTAGATTTTTGTCTGTATATGAGAGTGGTTGTTTATATATATATACATGTGCAGGTTTTTTTTCCCACCCCCCCGCATAGCAGCTATGCTGCCAACAAAGCCTTTGCTATGGGAACCCAATTATCTCTCCGTAGTAGGAACAGAATGTTACTACGGAGGAGAGTAATTGGTAGTAGTCTTGGCAAATTCATCCAGAGGATGTCTTGTAGTCAGCTTCTACTACTTCGTAGTAACCAACAGAAAACTAGCTAACCCCTTGTGAAAGCGTAGCTTTTAGTTGCTATGCAACCAATGCAGGTCTGCCATGCCTACGATGAATCACAATAGTGATTGACGAGGGTTGACAAACCGAATGACGATAAGCTAGATTAACCTAATTAAACCTCTATAGTAGAGTATCTTACGATACTATAGAGGGTTAATTAGATATTATAACCCAACCAACCAACCTAATCGGAGATTACCA